GTGAAATAAAAGCTTTATTGTAACTTGGCAGATACTATGAGCGACTCTAACTCCACTTCAGCAATCCTAGGCTCAGCTATGAAGGGCCCGATCTCTGAATCTCTTCTTTCTACAGCCATAAAATCCTCAAAGAAATCTTCTTGGTCAGGTACCCCTCTCGAATATGTTAAACTGAACTATGAACAAATTGATCAAGAACAACCATCAGTGAGATCAGAAAAAGCTCCACGGTTTGATCCTCACATACCCGCCAGGTTAGATAACCCTTTAATACCTTACCCTACAGAGGTTTCAAGGATCTTCAACCTGTGTGATAACAGTGTCATTGACAAATTCCATGATAATCACTATTCTTCCCTTTTGGGATTGCAAACAGCTTGGTGGGAGAGTAGCCACTTCGATACCCTTGGCTTCAAAAAGATGAGTCAAAAGATAGAACTGCTCAAAAGATTTGCCACTGTTCCTTATAGTACTAGGAGTCAACAACATCTTAAGGCATCTTTTCAAGCTGCAAAAACGATGTCAGAAATAGATCTGAAAGTACTGAGTGGCGGCAGCGACATACCACTAAATCTAGGTTCTATGGACAATTCAGGCCTAACTTTCTCACTTATGATCCAAAGAATACGCCCAATGATTGCAATGGGAAGATCAGTAAAATCTGAAAACAGGTCAGAAGCTTCTATAGATAGAATTAGTATAGGTGAATATGCTGTCTATGCAGATTCTGAGGAATATGAATACTGTATATACGTTGTAGGACAGAATTTTATAATTGCCCATAATCAAGTAGCTGAGGCTTTTGTAGGGCCTACTACCTACTTAGATTACCTCTTCTCAATATCTGACGTTTAGATCAATGTCCAATCTATCATAGTTAGCAATGAATATCCTCAATTTGTCAAACTCTTGAAAGTACTCCAGAAATATTCTGGGTCTCCCGGTAACCATAATCTATTAGTGAACTTTTTCAAGTCCTATGAATCTCTTTGTCTATATCGAGCAGACATAATCTCTTCAGGTGTCGTAAACTGGGGCCCTATCATCGATTGTGTGAGAGAAATGATAGATCTGAGTAACAAGTTTTCTGCTGGGGACGACAAACTAGATGATGTCTTAGCTACTTTGATAGATTCTGTCGAGATAAGTGATCAAGAAACTCTCTTGTCTCAGGTTTTGTCAGCTATCTTGCCTCTCTCTGATATAGAACTACTTGAGGCAAGCACACTCCACAAGTTCCTTTTCTATGCAGAAGTCGATGTAAATAAAGGACTGGATAAAATCTTTCGGAGAACTCATACAAAGAGAAAGGTAGATAAAGAGTACATGATAGATCTCGTTGGCGTGACAAAGCAAGAATTCATCCTTAGATTCTATGAGAAACATAGGGCTATCCCTGAGATAATTAAACCTATTGAGAAGGCAGTAGTTATAAATCAACATCTTGCAAATGGAGAGATCCAGGAACTTAGGGATTACCCTTATACTTGGTGGTATGATATAAAGGTTGGTAAATGCATGGAATTCCTTTCAGCAAGAAATCCAGTGGAATTTTCAAAAGATAAGGGAGCAATAACTAACAGTATCCGTTTCCATCCTTCAGATAATGTAAGAGAACTGACTCAAGTGATGTCTGATCCAGATTATGAAGCTCAAGATATCCTAGACGACATAACTCCATACAAGTATAGATCAAAAGTATACAGGACCAGCTCTAGACAGTTGGCCAAGAATGTTCCAATGCCTGTGAGGCTCAATGAAAAGGAAAAAGAACAAAAAGTAGAAGCCAGATTGTTCGGAATAGGAACTGCTAGATTTAAACACAAGCTGAGTGAATATATGGAAAAGGCTAAGAAGGTCTTAGCATATTATAAAGGTTCATTTATGACTATGAGTTCAAAAGAACGTACAGACTCTTTACATGACTCTGCACAAAGAGTAATGGTAAAGAATAGGGTAGCCCTTTTACTAGATATAGAAGGCCACAATCAATCGATGCAGCCTGATAATACATCAGAAATTTTAGAATTCATAGGGAATACTTACGGAGAAGAAGGGTGGGGTGACCTGAGTCACATATTCTCAAATCTAACAGTATATCATTACAATACTTATGCAGATATAGTAACTGTATCACAGGGTCAATTTGGTGGTATTGAAGGTTGGATGAATCCAGTCTGGACTTTAGTAACCCTTCAACAAATGAAATTACTTGAGTCACACATAGGAATTCAAGTTGAGAAGATAGATGTCTACTCAGATGATGTCGAATTGATCATAATACAAGACGACCAAACGATTTCAGCTTTAGACTTACTTCTTAGACGAATATCAATTGATATTGCAAGAGGTGGTTTTATCATGAAACCCTCCCAGACAGCTATAACTGGCTCAAGGGTAACTATGCTTAGACAACATTATATAAATGGACAACGGGCAGACAACACACTGAAAAGGCTTTTGGCAACTACATCTGCTAACAATAATATAGTGGTATCAGATGAAATAGAGTTAGATGGTATATCTTCTTCATGTTCTTCTGCGATGGATGGAACATATCATGTGAATACTGTCATCTTCCTCAAATGGTTTAGATCTTGTATCCTTATGCTAAGGACTTTTACTATGCTCTTTGAGAAGCCCCATGATTCATCTATTATTTCTCATGATGCTCTCCCTTCACACATCTCTTCTATATTGTATAATAAAGATGCTGTTAACTCCATACCCTTAGATAATGCAGAACTTGATGTAGGAGAGTCTTTTAAGGAGTATTTTCAACTATTGAGAAGGAATTTTGGCCAAACAGAGAGTATCGAGATTATTGAAGGATGGATAAACTACATCTCAATGAACACATTAGATTCTGTTAAAGCAATCAATATGTTTGATTCATTGACATATCTGCTTGAACATGAAAGATATTTACAAGTACTTTTCTGGATGTTATTGTCACTCCCAAATAATGTTGGAGGTGGAGGGGTTGAGTTAGCAATAAATCAGGCTATGTCTGGCCATAGCGATAACACCATGAAAGTGATATATTACATCCACAGAGGTATTGGATTTGAGCCTAAGGATAAAGCGGCATTTTTCTCAGTATTAGAGGTCGCATTGAAACAACATAGTGTACAGAGCTCTAAAGATTTAGATAATCAAGTAGACGACTTAGAAGAAATAGATCAAGATATTGCAAGGATGAGTGATCTATCAGCAAAAAATATAATAAGTAATCGCTGGTTTACTAATCGGAGAATCAGCTCTGCAACTTCTGGTGTCCAATCCTTATTGTTATCTGAGATGAGAAAGAGGAATAAAAATAAAGCAATCCAACGTTTACTTGATCATATCCCTATGATAGAAACTCTGGCAAGTTACCTAGTTGGTCTCTTTCAAGAAAATTTTAGCCATAGGGTAATACAATTTTACTTTGAGAATTCTATCGTAAGTATGATCCAATTTTTGGTCAAGAAATTAGAAATGACAATGTCTTTGCTAAGAAGAGCCAGAGGAATAGCCTCCTTAAGGGCTAGGCTCACAACCAAGACTAGAGACAACTTTCGTGAATTATTATCTACTCAAGGGGTTAAGTTCGGGAAGATAAATCAGACTACTGATATATTAACTTATCTCAAGCAGAGGCGTCAACTTTTATGTCCGCATATAAAGTTCATAGATATAGAAGAACCCCTTTATGATCATCTCCTAATAGTTAACAAGAATCCAGGCAGAGACACAGTTCTTGATGTTCACCTATCTCACCGAGATGAGTATAGAAATGGAGTTTTTGGAATGAAACGAGGTTCATTTGTAGCACAGACACTCTACAAAGGGGAGATCAAGGAAGATGATATACTTTTGACTGCAAGGCAAGAGATGTTAATTGCAAAATTGATATCTGTTACGAAGTGGGGAGTACTGAAATCTTCACCTTCTCTTGAGACTACTATGGCAGGCACTCAATTTGACTTTATACTTGCTTGCAATGCATCCTTAATCACACATACTGAACTCAAATTTTCTGACCTAGCAGATTCTGTCCCATTGAATCTAGGTGGGGAGATAATTCACAGGATCCCTAATCAGAAATTCAAATCTCAGGTAGCTACAAGAATTTTACCGAATTCAACTCAACAAGTCCAGGTATCTCTCGATCAGACGACCATAAATAATTTAGGTATACAAGATTCTAATGTTAATTTTGAATATATCCGTCTACTGATAGTGATCAGAAAGGCTCTTCTAATTAAATATAAGAAAGTTTTTCCTCTTTTTGAAGAGTTTAAATTTATAAGTATGGAAAATATCAAAGATGTCCAAGACTATAAGCCTAGAGAAATGAAAACGAAAGCATATGACCCTGGTATGAAAACAGATTTAATGAAGGTAATACCTGGGTTCGTAGAATCTGTATCACTTGCAAGTACTGCCTATCTTTATCATGATAATATAGGAGAATTTCTCAGCACTGCAGGAGCTCCTGTACTAGATCATACACTTTCTGCAATAGAAGCTAGAAACGAGTCGATCTCTTATGAATATTATAAACTACTATCTAAGGAGATGCTAGTGTTAGATCTAAAATTGACCAATGAATCTCTTTGGCGACCTCTAATCTCAAAATTGCGAATCATTGATAATAGGTTTCTTTTATTAACAGATGAAGAGGTCTATGATTACATTGTTCGAGCTATAAACAATCGACTGCATGGGATAGAATTCTCAAATCATTTATCCAAACATAGGAAAAGAATGGAAGGTAAATTAAACCAGATAAGGTCAACTCAGTGTCAATTCTCGTCTGCATATAGGACTTATGCTGAGTTGCTTAAGAGGGCTAAGATAAGAACAAATGAAGAACGGACACATTTCAACAATACGAATATAATCAGGAAAATCAAGAATCACATAGACTCCCTCACTGAAGACGTATTTAGAGATTTAGCATTTGGTTATAACTTACATCTTCAAAAATATTCCGGGATACTACAGTTAGACGTAGCATCAACATATAGAGCAGTCGTCCATACATGCGAAGAAGGAAATTTCAACACAAACATACCTAATCGTATAAAAGAGACAATGATGTTAATAGGTCCTTATAGATTGGTACAAGAGCTGACGAGTAAGGCTGAGTATTTCTTTGAGATTTTGGAACAAGCAAGATCTGAGACTAAAGAAGAAATTGGAGAACTCAAAACACTCAATACGAAGTTCCCTACAACTCTCTTACAGGATTATGAATTAAAGATCCCAGATGATATAAGTCGAGTAAGGTATACATCCTTTGAAATATCTCTAGGGGATTTGAAGGATTGGGACAAAATCCAGAAAGCTTGCAGGGTGATCGAACAAATAGTCGATATCTATTCTGACACAGGTGTCTTTAGTTCACCTACTGGTTCAGATTCTCTGGTAGGACAATATGGAGCCTATAAAGCCATGATTGATGAAGGAATACTAATTAAGGGAGTTTCAACATGCTCTTTAGCTTCAGGGAGGGGAGACGGAAAATTAGCTTTAGACCTGTTGGATTTTGTTGCCGATCATTATTCAAAACCAACAATATTCTCCCGAACATCAGTAGTACCTGGTTTAATATTAGAGTACGACTTTGACTTGACTCAATGGACCTCCTTAGAATTTATCTATAGGTATGATCAAATAATCATTGATCTAAGTCACTTATCTGGTAGTCATCTAGGGTTACTTGACAGTCTTCTCAACCTTTTAGTCCTATCTAAGACAGTGATCGTCAGATTAAATTCTCTTCCTGAATTGACAGCAAGTTTCATTATAGAATTGGAAAAATTTAGACCAAATCTGAAAATATTTCATGCTTGTTCTGGTACTTTCAGACCGTATCAGATTTACCTAGTAATAAAACCATTCCAGACAATCATACTAGAGTCAGAAGATGGGATCCAGGGGTCAGCAGGTTACAGGGAGATGATCCGCGGATTCTTTAGCATGATTAAATTAGAGAATTTCTACAAGTTACCTACTTCTAAAGCCCAAAATAGCATCACGAAACTTCTCCCTGAAATCTGGCATATGAGAACGCTAGTGGAAGTGACAGACTCATTAGTGAAAGATGATATTGTAATCCGGAGTTTGAGTAAGCTAATTGATCATGCATACTTAGAGGACGAGGTTAAACTAGATACAAGAACTTATAAGTATTCTTTGAAGAAAGAAAAACTCCATAAAATCTCTTTCTTTGAGAGATATTATGGAAATCCTTACAGCACTTATAGTATAGATGACATAGGTTCGAAGAAGAGTAAGAGCTACAAGCATTGGGTTAATGCTATAACTCAATCCGCGAAGAAGAATGAAGGTTATTGGTATGCAAAGAGGAACGATATTACTTATGAAGAGTGGATAATGATATCGAGGCATCACCCAGTTAGGGATGAACGAGTCTATGCCAGTAACTTAGTCTCTTTATACGATGAAGGTTTTGATCTATTGAAAGGGGACTATGAACTTATAAATGGACTCTATGATGAGAAACTCAAGTCAGGGTCTACTATGCCAGGGAAAATCTCAAAGAACATACGAGAAACATTTGCCATTATGTTATTATCCGCAAATAAGAATAATTATCAATGGGGATTAAACACTTTACTGCCAGATAAGAAAGTATCACTCCACACACACAGAGATTCATTAGAGAAACTTAAGATGTACCGGAAATTAGCACCTGTCTTCCTAGCTCTAGTTCACGATAATGAAAATGTGAATATAACTATACAGAGGATTGCTTCTTTAGAAGAGAAGATAATAAAGCCAAAGACTTTAAGCAGAGATAAAATATTTGAAACAGAATTAGGAGCAACTGAAGGGATAGATCATACTCTCCTTAAGGAAGAGTTGGAGAGGACAATGACCTCAGGATTTGATGCTATCCTAGATGGGCAAACAAGTATAGCCCCAACCTTAGTGAACACTAAAGCTTTAGAAAGTTTCGGGAATAAGAAAGAGATGGAAATGGGTCAGGTAACGAAAGATAATTTAACTACTAATCATAATGATATACTGAGCATTCTGCCAACTTCAGATCTTGACTTAATAGTCAATTCTGAGTTGGGTATGAAAAATCTCATGGATGTGTTTACCGAGAAGCTTGCTAATATAGATATGGAATATGATAAGAGTTTTAGATGGGAAGATGATAATTTTGAGGAAGATCCTAATTGGTAAAACTAGGATCATCCTAAGGAAAAAGGTCTATATACCGTCAATTGGAAATAAATTATAAGGACAATTCGTAAATCAAAATTCATTCAATATAGTGAATTATCATAACTCTAGGTTAGCTACTTTGATAGATTCTGTCGAGATAAGTGATCAAGA